TGAACCAGATGTTCCCCCTGCCAATTAAGTTTTATATTTATGCTGCTTTAATTGCTTGTGCGACAGGTGGTATTTTGTATGGAAACCATGAAGCAGACAAATATAATACATTTAAAGCTGAAGTAGAAGCGGTGGCTAAGGAACAAGAAGCGCATAATCAAGAAATTGCAAAACAGGGAGAATTAATTAATCAACAAATTAAGGTGGATTATGAAAAGCAAATTGCTAATATTAGGAGTGTGTATGCTCGCAGGGTGTTCATCGACACCAATAGCGGTGAAGTGTCTAGCGTTCCCAACCCCTCCAGCGGAGCTAATGAAACCAGCCCCGACCCAGTATTTACTCAACAATGTGCAGAAACAACCGAACAATTAAAGGCTCTACAACAATGGATTATTGAACAAGGTGTAATCAATGCAAAGTAATTTTGATAAAGCCTTAGCTTGCGTACTTAAATCAGAAGGGTTATATGTTAATAATCCTGCTGATCCAGGTGGGGAAACAATGCGTGGGGTTACTCGCAATGCTTGGTCAACTTGGCTTAAACGGCCAATAGAAGATGGCGAGATGGCAAAATTAACCGTTGAAGATGTCACACCATTTTATAAAGAATTGTATTGGGAATCCGCAGGATGCGACAAAATGCCTATTGGCTTAGATTATTTATTGTTTGATGCTGCGGTTAATATGGGAGTTGGTCGTGCGGTGCGTCTTTTGCAACAGTCATTAGGATGTGTGCCAGACGGTGTAATTGGCCCTAATGTAATAAACGCATTAAACATTACTCCAGTTGACAGATTACTAACAAAATTTACTACGCAAAAAGAACAGTTTTATAAATCACTTAAAACATTTAGTGTATTTGGTCAAGGATGGTTAAACAGGTGTCAAGATGTACTTAACAACGCAAAGGAATTTATAGATGGCAAACTTTAAAATTGATGGCAAACATTACGAATCTAAAAAAGGTCACTATGTAGTTGAACGTGAGCATGAGAAAAAAGAACACAATGAATTAGTGCGTTTAGAAAAGAAGCTAGACAAACACATGAGTTTACCTGCTGACAAGGCACATCCTTCAGATCAGAAAGATGCGCCATTGCCTAATATGCGGAAATACTAAAACCTAATAAGTTTTACTACTTTATAAGGTAATCCATGTTTCGTAAATGTATTGCCTACAACAGTATTGCGTGAATCGTTGTAAACCCAATTCTTATCTTTGTAAGGTGGATTGTTATTTGAATATTTAGAATGTGAATGTGCTTTCATTGTTCTCTTGCTTTCATCATTGCATCTGCAAATTTATATGCCCATGTTGCGGCAACATTAGCAGTATTTTCTGTAATATCTTGAACTGGGGCTAACATACTCATAAGTGCTTTAGCAGCAAAGTAATCTCTTAAATCCATGCCATCTGCGTAAAGTCCCAATGATCCTGATATTGGATGTTCTGTTGGAAATGCTTTCATTTAGGTTCTCCTATACATTTATAAAGTTTGTATTCTTTTGATTTATGCCATTTATCAACGATGGTATAACCTGCCTTACGCAGTTCTCCAACCCTAGTTGATAGCTTCATACCACCACCTTCTAAAAATGCGTCTAGTGGGCTTATCCAGCGTTTCTTGGCTAGTTTTACAATTATTTGATGTTGCGTCATTTTATTCCCCTTATGATTTCAGTCATTAAAATTACAATCCCACATAAAAACATCCCAATACCTATACAAAATCGTACCATTTTTTTTGTGCCTTTCTTTGTATCATATATGTTGCATTAAGCCTCTATTGATTCATTTATGATTCGCTTTCTTTGTCATCCAAATAAACAGAAAGGTCGATCATGTCTTTAGGATCTCCACCTCGCCTAAAATAGTCGTTACCACCATCAACAAAAATAGATTTACACTTACACCACACAAAGTCATGCCGAGTTTTAGACTCAATAACATCGCCACAATTCTTACATTGAAGCCTATTTACTATATCTTTTGTCATTGTTCTCTCGCTTTCTTTAACTGTCCAATATTTGACTGTAAATTGTTTGCGTCAATAATTTGTTTTAGCATTGCTATTTCTTTGGCTTGTTGACGTAGCATATTAACTATTGCATCTAAATGTGGTTCAAGCCATAAAGTATCTTCATTTTCAATTAAATCAGCTAGTTCATTTGCTGTCATTTCTCACTCGCTTTCTTTAATGCTTCCATATTTTTAATTCGTTGGTTCATTTTTTTTGATTCCTCATAACAAGGTACACATACTGTATTATTGTCGCTTGGTCCGCCCATACTTGATATAACATCTCGGCATTTTCCACAAAACATCATAGATGCCGTAGTCAAACCCACATAACCTTCTTTTTGAATAATTGGTCGCCAAACATCTTTTGCAATTTTGCGATACCCTAAAATCTCATCACTCATTTCTCACCTCTTTTTTTAAAAACTTCTTCAATCAATTGATGACCAAAAGTTCGATGATCCAGACACAAAGCATCTTTCATTTCTGACCAAACCTTCGCAATGATCTCTTCTCTTTCATCAAGGTTTAAATCAAAAATTTTGATTTCTTCTTCAGTCAAACCCAACTCTTTTTCATTTGCATTCATTTCTTACTCGCTTTCTTTTTTACTGAGCCATAAAACATTTGTTTACTAAAAGCATTTAATAGTCTGCATTTAGCCTCTTCCCTTTCTTCTTTAGGAAAATCCGCAACAGATTCTTCTAATAGTCCCATAATTCTATTAACTAATTCTTTTGCTGTAATAATTCTACTCATTTCTCACTCGCTTTCAATTTGTTGTTCATCCACAATTTTCTTTATTTTCTCCTGAACCTTCTGCCATTGAGCGAATACAAACTTGTATTCAGACACCAATATGTCAGGCACATCTACAACCCAAACAGAACATAATTTAGTATTCTCATAATATTTAATCTCTTCTTCATCATCATCAATTACCAATACTGGGTACCATTCTTCTTCATCAATTAATATTTTCATTTCTCACCTTCTTTCTTTACGTCTAATGTTTTAACATAAGCAACAATTTTTTCTAATTCTTCTAAATAATAATCACCATCTAAAGTAATTTGTATTTTCCAATCGCTAGTAGCATAAGCATTAATCGCTATGTATTCACAATTAAGATGGTCAGATGGAAAATTGACATGATGTTTTGTCATTTCTCACCTGCTTTCTTTAGTACATTCACAAGGCATACCAGCACCACCACAACATTTGTGTGCTTCTTTATCAGGATGACATTCACATACCCATCCTGTGTTGTTACATTTGTTGCATGGGTTTTCAATAGCCTTATAATCCCAATACCACCAAGAATCAGGCCATCCACCCCAACATAAAGTACCCTTGCGTTGCACTTTTTCTAACCATCTACAGTCATGGTCACCAAGTCGTATTGGATGCCAAGCAAACCATTCGTGCCACTCTTGTAGTCTTTGTTGTTTAGTTGACCACGATTCGCCACAGTTAAATTTCATTTCTCACTCACTCGCTTTAATTGGTTTGTTTTTTTATTACTTCAACACCCATTAGTGTTTCTGTATTCATATTCTTTGCTATATCTACAAGTTCTTCAGCAATTTCCAAAGCAATACCTTCTCCCCAAATCTTTACAAATGTATGTGTTTCATCTACCTGTATTTCTATATTGGCGGCAATCATTTCTCACCTGCTTTCTTTAAGATCAATTTTGCAAATTCAAGTATGTCTAAATCTTTGTTTCCGTTTGTTTGTTCAAGATAAATATTTAAAATTTCACCATCTGTTAGTGTCTTTGCTGGATGGGTGTAGAGTGGTGTTGGGTTGTCATCAATAGATAAAGCACAATCTAAATCAAAAAATACACTTGTGTTATCACCTATTGCAATCCACGCTACTGGTTCATCTATTGGTCTTATAAACTGCCCAATATCTGACTTTAAATTGTTTGCGTCAATAATTTGTTTTAGCATTTCTATTTCTTTTTCTAATTGCGCTTTGCAATCATCTAATTCTGCCTGGAGTTGTCGTAACAAATCAGCAGCATCTTTTACAAAACCTCTTGGGTGTGCATCTTCAATTAATTGTGCCAATTCTTCTGT